GAACGAGAAGTTCAACCCGATGACCATCTCTCCCCAGACGGCTGGCGATGTGCCGGGCAAGGTGGCTCAGTTTGCACGCGAGGTGATGCACGCAATCAGTCCCATCCAGGACCTCATTCAGGAGAAGGGTCGCGTCGACTCGGCGACTGGTCTGCAGTTCCTCGATGAGCAGATCACTCGTGCAATGACCAATCCCTCGATTGGCATCCAGCGTGCCTTCGGTGACATGTACCGCTCCATCGTAAGCAGCGCAGTCAGCGATCTGGTTAAGTATCCGAAGCCCATCCCGGTCACCAATCTGACCATGGACCTGGCTGGCGCAGTCATTGACCTGGATCAGGGCAGCGTCTCCTTTGACAAGAACCCGATTCCGCACGTTGGACATCTGACGTTCGGCGTTCGACAGGTCAGTCCGCGCAGTGAGGTTGCTCGCAAGGAAGAGGCGATGGGCCTTCTGCGCGCCGGTCTTATGGACCCCGACTCGTTCAAGCTCTTCAGTCTGAAGGAAGGCTTGGACTTCGCTATGTGGATCGAGGAGGAACGAGCCGCATACGAGACGGGCGTCCAGAACATCCTGATCCTCTACGGCAACGGATCTGATCCCGGTCAGGTCATCCTTACCCAGCATAACTCTCGACCCGACATCCAGCTCCGTCTGCTGTCGGCATTCATGTCGAGCCCAACCATGACGGTAGCGTCGCCCGAAGTGCAGAACGCCTTCGCTGACTACCGCCAGTCACTGATGCAGTTCATGGGAGCAACTTTGCCCCCGCAGGTCCCCTCGCCCGAGATGGCTATGGGAGCCATGGGACCTCAAGCGCAAGCAGGACAAGGCATGCCGGGCATGCCCCCAATGCCAGGAAGGTAAGACATGTCTGAAGAACAGAACCAGCAGCAGACCCCCAACAACACGATTGACCTCGACGCGAAGGTCCTTCTTGGGGGGACCGAAGTGAATGTGCGAGATCTCGCCAACGCGCGCGAGGAACTCGAAAAGGCCCGCGAGGAGATGGAGCAGCTGTCCAAGTTCCGCGAGGCTGCACTGACCGTGATGCGGCAGGACGTTCCTGCTGACATGAAGACGGAGGCTGCTCGCCAGCTCCTCCGTGACTCCGGTTTCCCGGAGGACGAGATTGATCGACAGGTTGGCGCTTGGGCCCAAGGCGGCCAGGAGGAATACGAGATGGTTGACGAGAACGAAGACCCCGAAGTGGAAGCACAGTCCGAAGAGGATGATGATGCTGATGTGGATCTGGTTGCGCAGTCCATCTTGGATGCGCAGAACCGTGCGGCCGTTGCTGAAGAAGAGGTTCGCCGCATCAAGGCGGAACGTCTCGGCACCCACATGAATGACCAGATCACCGATGCCATTGACTCGGTCGACGATGGTCGTACACTGTTAGGTAAGCTCCGCGAACTGAACGGCGATGAAGCCGCCAAAAACGCTCGGGCTGCGATTGAGCGTGACATTCGTCAGACGACGCTTGACATGCTCCGTTCGCGGCGAGATGCGGCTGGCACCTTCAACGAAGCTTGGGTAGCGGAAGAAGCAAGGCGGGCTACTGAGTCCGTTATTGCAAAGTATCGCTCGGTAATCGGCGACCCCAACAAGCTTGGGCGCGCGCCGGAAACAGCAAGCGGTTCTGATTACTTCGCTTCCCGTAAGCCTGTGCCAGCTCCAAAGTGGAAGCCCGGCATGAGAACAGGTGACGTCGATGGTCTGCTGCAGGACTACAACACTGATGTGTTGAGCCGCCTGGCTTCAGGCCTGGACAATGGGAAAGATCGAGTTTGAGAACCCCGTAACTAGGAACAAATAAAATGCCTAATGGAGTGACTGGAACTCTCTTCGATACGCACAGTACGCAGATCGAAGAGATCATCAACAAGAACGTCGACACGATTCTGCCGACCCTTGATCCGGCTTGGCGCGACACCGTCGTGACCTCGCAGGGCGTGGGCCCGGCCAGCGCAATCGGTCGTGACCTGAAGATCCTGAAGATCTATCGCGGCGGTCTGACCGGCGTGGTGGAGCAGGCTCGTCCCCGCAATGACTTCGTGCTGTACGGTGATGCGACCGCGACCCTGGGTCTTGGCGACAAGATGTACACCCAGAGCGCGAGTCAGGTGTGGCCGAACGCGATGGACGGCCCGGTGAATCGTCCGTACCGTCTGGGAGTCAACATGCGCGCCATGCTGACCAACCTGGCCATTACGATGGGTGAGCTTACGGCTGAGGCAACCCCGGCTTTCATCGGCGACGTGATTGCGCCGAAGCTGAAGGGCTTTGCTCAGAACATGGCTCACACGCTGTGCAACTACTGGTACGTCAGCCAGAACGATGGTTACTGCCTTGCTTACACCAACAGCTATGTTGGCTTCGATGGCGCTAGCGCCAACGGCATTCCTGCAGGCGAAGGCCGAATGGTGCTGACGGTTGGCAACGGTGCAGTTGATCGTTTCTACGTTGGCCAGCGCGTTGACCTGTACACCGATAGCAGTGGCGCGGCAATCCGCGTCAATGACTCGGCTGCTGCAGCTGCAAGCCAGAACCTTACCACGCGTAAGAATCTGTTTGTGGGTGCTGTGGACGAACTGAAGGGTCAGGTCACGCTTGTTGGTGCAAATACTGCGTTTACAAACGGCACTGCATCCGTGACCCTTGGCAATGACGCCGATGGCACCGCTGGTACCACGAAGTTCTGGATCACCTATGCCAACAGCCGCACCAACGCTAGCACCACTCTGGCTGGTTTTACCGGTATCGCCGGTATCAACAGCTGGATGAAGTTCGGTGATGCCAACGGTGCAACTTCCAACAGTGACAACACGCTGCTTGGTTCAGAAGCCGATTCCAGCAATGCCATTAACGTGAACGTGCATCCTGAGTTCAAGTCCTTCCTGCAGAACAGCGTCGGTACGCTGACCGAACACAAGCTTCGTCAGTACATCCGCCGCTTCCATGCTGCGAAGAACAAGTACGGCCAGACGATCGACTGCCTCATCGCAGCCGATGGCGTGTGGCTGAACTACGAGGCTCAGAAGATTGGTCAGTACCAGCTGCAGCGTCAGGGAGCTCTGTCTAGCCTGAGCAGCGAAGGTTCGGAAGACGGCTTCAAGTTCACCTTCGAAGGTCGCACCTACAACGGCTACACCTCGACTTACATTGAGGACGGCGTTGTGTACGGCATCAAGAAGGGCGGTTCCAACTGGAAGCGCTACGTCCCGCCCGCCCCGCAGGGCGTGCAGGCGATGGCTGAGGCCGAGTCGTTCATCCCCTTCAACTTCGTGGTTCCGGCTCTGACCGGCACCTCGTCGACGAAGTGGCCTGTCCTGACTAATACTGGTCAGCTGACCGAAGCGATGCAGATGCCTGGCATGATCCGTATGCAGCTGGTCCCCGACCAGGCTGCTGGTCTCAAGCTGAGCGGCTGCAGCTACGACAAGGTGTACTCCAGCTAATTGAAAACTTCCTGGAGGGTCCACAACAGTGGCCCGAAAGCGCAAGGGGTGGCAGGTCAGGCGAGGGCCTGCCACCCCACTTACGAAGAGGCGTGCAGGAGAGGCGGCATCTGCAAAGATCGCTGTCCTCTCCTGCACGCATTCTCCGTTTACTCCTCCGGCCACTCACAAGTGGCTGCTTGACACCCTCAGCAATCTGAAGGGCGTCACCCATCTGGTTCACTTGGGCGACATCTTCGAGGCCTCTGCTGCTTCGGTGCACCCAGACGAATCAGACCACGATCTATTCGAAGAGTACGAGCATGCTGCGGCCTTCCTGGGTTCGCTGCGCGGTGCTCTTCCCCCCACGGTTCGGTGTCATGCGCTGATGGGAAACCACGATGACAACATCCTGGTGTCTGATCCCCGCCGGATTCCGGCTGCGCTGCGGGGTGTCACCAACTTCCTGCAGGCTGCGCCGTTTGCGCCGGAGGCCAAGAACTGGCACTGGACGCCATACCGCAAGGACAGGCGCGGCTGCTTGGAGATTGGGCCCGTGATCCTGACCCACGGCTTTGATGCTGGCCGGGCGTCCGACGAGATGGAAGCAATTCAGTTCGCAAACTTCTGCGGCGGTCACGCCCATCGGCTTGTTGTACGCGGCCACACCCATAGGCCCGTGCCCCCGACACAGTGCCGCCGCACTTCATCTGTTCCGCTCCCATGGTGGTACATGAATGTGGGCACCTGCGGCCCGCTCCAGCCCAAGTGGATGTTCAGGAAGGATACCTCTCAGTGGGGTGCTGCTTTGGGAATAATTGAGTGTAAGATGAATGCGTTGCCACCCTTCATTGCGAAGGAGTGGAACGCCGAACTGCTGAGGATGCCAGATGCCTTCTGACGGAATCATCATTCGGAGTTGCGGACGGATCATCGACCTGCGCTTTGTACCCCCAAGCGAACTGTCGAGATCCACGTTGGGCGATTGCGACGCGGGGCGTTCCCGTCGTCGCTACGTGATCCGAGTGAAGCGTTCCCTCAAGGACCGCACGCGACTCGACACGGTCATCCATGAGCTTCTGCATGCACTGCATCCAGAGCTCTCGGAAGAAGTGGTCACTGACAGTGCGGCTGCACTGGCAAAGGTACTTTGGAAATTGGGCTACAGGCCCCAGGAGAAGAAACAATGAGCATGTTCGGACGAGCATTGGGCAAGGGCGCTTCCGCATTCGTGAGTGGCGCTGGCAAGGTCGGCAAGGCCGCGATGCGTGGCATCAAGAAGGACATCCCCGCTGGCTACAAGGCCGCGAAGGCTGGCATCAACAAGGCCATGGATACGACCCCCCGTAAGGCTGGTCGCACCCTCAAGGCTGCCATGAAGAACGTCTCCCGTGATCCGGCCAAGATGAAGCGTCTGGGCAAGAAGGTTGCCAAGTACGGCGCTGCTGGCGCTGCTGGCTACGGTCTGGCCAAGATGATGAACAAGCGCGAAGACTGACACATGTCAGAATGCGAAACAAAAAAACTTGGGAAGACTGATGGCTAAGAAGAATTGGATTCAGGGCGTAGCCAAGAGGATCAAGGAGCGTGGCACTGAAGGTGTCTGTACCGGACCAAAGTTCGGTGGACCCACGTGTCCCTCCGGATCCAAGCG